AAGGCTATGCCGGAAAAATCAAGAATCAGGGCAGCCAGTTTGTGAAGGCCTCGGGCGGCGGCTCCCCCGGCAAGAAGGGCACTGTGAAGCAGACCGGCAACGACCTGCGCACCGGTACCAGAAGCGGAAAGTAAAAACGTAACTCCCGTCTTACTCCGACGCAACCCAGCGAAGCGGTTGCGGAGGAAGAGGAGGAGTAGCGGAGTGAGCGAGCTTTCGCAGAAGGCGGAAGCGAGTGTACGGAGCTTACTCCGACGACACGCATGGGATAGCGGAAAAATCCATGAAAGCGAGGAAAAGACAATGGCATTTGAAATGGACCCTGAGTATCAGGAGGTTTTCGGAGACTACGGCGGAGAAGAGGACAATTCTCCCGCGCCGGATGATGTTGAAACCGAGCAGGAACCCGAAGAGAACGAAGACCCCGCGCGGCCCGGTGCGGATGCGCCGGAAGAGGGCGAGGACTCCTCGGAAAATCCGCTCCAGGAAGAGACGAACGAACCGGCCAAGCCGCCGGAGCAGAGCGCCGAGGAACGGCACCGGCAGGCGGCGGCGCGGCGGCAGAGGGAGCAGGACGCATACGACCGGGCCAATCAGGCGCGGGTGGACAAAATTTATGCGGATATGTTTCAGGGGCAGACGGACCCCTATACCGGGAAGCCCATTACCACGGAGGCGGAATATCTGGCCTTCGAGGAGAACCGGCGGCGGAAGAATCAGGAAACCGCGTTGCAGGACGCCGGAATCAAGCCGGACGTGCTGGAAAGCCTGATCGACCAGAGAGTGGCCCAGCACCCGGCGGTGACCGCGGCGCAGCAGGCGGCGGCTTCCGCGAGAGCACAGCAGGCCATGGCGGCGGAGCAGCGGGCACAGGGCGCTATTGCGGCGGAGATGCAGAAAATTTCCGCCATTGACCCTTCGGTTAAGTCGCTGGAGGACATTGCGAAGATGCCCACGGCGGCGGAGTTCAACCGCTATGTGCAGCGGGGAAATACGCTGGAAGAGGCGTTTTATCTCGCCAATCGGAAAGACCTTGAGCAAAAACGGCTGGCGGCCGCAAAACAGACCGCCATCAATCAGACGCGCAGCAAACAGGGCCTTCTCAGCGGCGCAGGCGAAGGCGCGCCGGGAATCAGCGTTCCTGCGGAACAGGCCGCGGCGTATCGGGAGATTATGCCGGACGCGACGGACGCGGAAATTGCGAAAGCATGGAATGCCTATCAGAAGTCCTGCAAATAAGCGCAGAAAGGAAGAGAACAAATGTTCAGCATTTACAAAATGAGCGTGGGAACCACGGCCCCTTTTCGGTATTTGCCGAGAAAAACGGATGAGGCCATTGCGGTGGGGGAGGCGCTGGCACTGGATGCCGGGAAACTGACCAAATGCGCCGCCACTGCAAAGCCTGCCTATATTGCCATGGGGCCAGCGGACGAGAATGGCACGGTGCCGTGCGCGGAGGTCCAGCCGCATATTGAATTTATGACCACGCTGAGCGCGGCGGGGGCGGCTTTGAATGTGGGAGACAAGGTGACGCTGCACTCCGACGGGTTGCAGGTCACGGCCACCACGACCGCCGGTGTGGCCACCATCAAGCAAATTTTCAGCGCTGATGTCGGCGGCGAAATCATCGTGAGTTTTTAACGGGGAGGAGAAAAAATGGCATACGTAACCGTATCTATCGCGGGCGCACAGAATGACGCCCGCTTCGGGAAGGTTCAGTTTCCCATCAAGAGCTACATTGAGAAAAGGGGCGAGGGCTTTGAACAGGAGAGCGTACTGAAAAAGCTGTTCCGCATGGACCGCTCCAACGCGTTTGGCGCCAGCTATCGCGGCGTGACCGCAATGGACAACTTCAAGCCTGTGGGGGAAGGCGGAAGCTATCCCAACACCGGCATGGAGGAGGGCTATCCCAAGAACTTCACACACATGACGTGGAAGAACCAGTTTGTAGCCACTATGGAAGCCGTGGACGACAATAAAATTGGTGACATCAAGCGATCCGCCACGCAGTTTATGACATCCTATAACCGCACCCGGGAGGAATTTGCCAGAGCCCTGTATGTGGGCGGCCTCAGCGGTACCAGCGTAAAGTATGAGGGACAGACCTTTGACTGCGCGGCGGCAGACGGACTGGCTTTGTTCTCCAAGGTACATCCCAACAAGGTCAACAAAAAGACCCAAGCCAACCTGTATGCCGATGCATTCACTATTGAAGCGCTTGGCAAGGCGGAAACTGCTATGCAGAACCTGACCGGAGACAACGGAGAGCTGCTGAGCGTGACCCCGGACACGATCTGGATTCCCAACGACGCAGTGCTGAAAAACGCGGTGTTTGCCGCCATCGGCGCGGATAAGGACCCCGCCACCGCCAACAACGCCTTTAACTACCAGTATGGACGGTGGAATGTGATTGTGGACCCATATCTGACCCGGATGCTGACCAAGCTGAAGGTCAGTGAAATGCCGTGGTTCCTGCTGGACGGTAAGTTTCTGGACGATCAGGACGGAGCGGTTTTCATTGACCGGCAGAAGCTGACAGTAAAGAGCTTCGTTGACAACAACAACGACAACAACGTATGGAGCGGCCGCGCCCGCTTCACCGGCGGGTTCGTGGACTGGCGGTTTGCGCTGGCGGGCGGCGTGACCGGCGGATCGAGCCTGTAAGACAAAAGCCCGGGGGACAACCTCCCGGGCTTTTTCAAAAGGAGAAGATTTTATGACCTGGGCGGAGATTAAACTGAAGACCTTGCAACTGATGTTTTCCAACGAGACGGCGGAGCTGACGGAGGACGACGGAAATCTGGAGTACATCAACGCCATGCCGGGGGTTTGCAACGACGCGCTCAGCATGGTGACGGCGCTGATTCCCGTCCGGGGCAAGTTCATCCTTGTGCTTTCGGCAGACGCGGCGGAGGCGGTGGAGGAAGACGGAAAGCTGACGCTGCCGGTGAATCCGGGCGCGGCCTATCAGGTGGAGCTGAAGGACTATTGCCCGGACTTCCGGGCTCTGGACGCCGACGAAATCTATCAGGACATTGACGGGACGCATCGGCGCATGACGGAATACAGCGTGGAGAACGAAAGCATTTTTGTGGTGAGCGGAGCCGCGGCGGAAACCGTGACCATTTACTATCTTCGGTATGCGACGCTGCTTACCTCCACAACAGACGGCGCGGCGGAGCTGAACGTGCCCCGGGAGATTGCGGAGCTCCTGCCGCTGTACATGGCGTCTCAGCTTTACAAGGACGATGATCTTTCCATGGCGGTGCAGTACCGGAATGAATTTGAAGACGCACTGCAAAAGCTTCAGAGTGCCCATCGTCAAAGGCCGGTCGGAAGCGGAAGCTACCGGAACACCACCGGCTGGTGGTAAGGGGGGGAGCACGAATGAGCACCTTTTCAATTCCGGAAGGGGACAGCAAGTACACAAAGGTCAACGAATACTTCCGGGGCGTTGACTTAAACAACAGCCCCAGCAACGTAGATTTCTCCCGCTCGCCCAACGCGCCGAACATGATACGGGATCAGGTGGGCAAGGTGCGCAAGCGCATGGGCTATACCACCATTGCGACCGCGCCCAACGGCGGGCGCATCAACGGCGTGTATGAGCTTGACGGAAAATGGCTGGTACATGCCGGGACGGCACTGTATCTGTGGGCATCGGGGACAGCAACGGAATGGGCGGAGCTGGCGGCCGACATGGCGGACGCCTTTTCAGGCGCGTTCCGATTCGATGAAAAACTATATATCCTCGATGGCGCACATTTCCGGGTTTACGACGGAACAAACGTGGCTCTGGTGAGCACGGAGGCATATGTGCCGACCGTTATCATCAGCCGAGCCCCCAGCGGCGGAGGAACGGCATATGAAGCCCTGAACATGATCGGGACGAAGTGGACGGAGACGTTTTTGGGGAAAGAATCCGATACCGTTTACCAACTGACCACCACGGACTTGGATAGCACTCCTGTGACAGCGCAGGTGTTAAACGCCAGCGGAGACTGGGTTGAAAAAACAGAGGGGACAGACTTCACGGTCAACCGCGCGGCGGGGACGGTGACCTTTACCACGGCGCCGGGAGTATCGCCGGTGACCGGGCAGGACAACGTGAAAATTACGGCGTCCAAGGACAGGGAGACGCTTGCCAACATCGAAAAATGCACCGTGCACACTGTTTACGGCGTGGGCGGCGCGGCGGACAGGGTTTTCCTTTCAGGCAATCCCGAAAAACCCGGCTTTGACTGGTACTCCGGTTTTGAAAACCCTGCGTTCTGGCCCGACACCGGGTACACAAAGGTTTCACGGGACGGGCGGAAGGTGATGGGCTAC